TATGCTTGACCCAACCCAGCCAACAGCCAACGCCCAACCACAGGGGAGACAAAGTGAGTGAATTAACTATCTACTGCGAAGGCAAGAATCGGCCAATACAAGAAGCTATTGGAGTTTTGACGGACGATTGGATTGATAGCGGAAACTGTTGCGATCAAACGAAAATTGACTTGCGGGATGCGGTCAAGCAACTGATGTCAATCAACGCTGAACTACTAGCAGCGTTAGAGGCGATCGTTAAGCACCAAACGGCAATAGCTGGAACACTTGCAGAGTTTAGCGGTATAGTCAATATCGCCAAGGCAGCAATAGCCAAAGCCCAATCATTTGGAGGGAAACTGGGTGAGTGATCTCGATCTATTGGCTGGACTTGTTAAACCTCGACGTAACAAGTACATGCCGCATACTCCGTTCCCGAAGCAGATGGCGTTGAAGATGCTCCCTCATGATGAAGCGCTCATGGGTGGCGCTCTTGGAGGAGGTAAGAGTGATGTGATTCTTGACTTGGCTCTGGAGTACGTCACTGTCCCTGGTTACGCATGTTTAATTCTTCGTAAGACTCTGACTGACTTGAAGCAGAGTGGTGCGCTCTTGGACCGGATGATGAACTGGATGATGCCGTTCCTGAGAACCAAGGAGGTCAGGTATGAAGCATCGACTCATAAGTTTCTCTACCCTACGTTCAGCCCATCAGGGGAGAGGATGGTGGATGCTTGTGTGCAGTTTGGGTACATCGGAGAGAGTAATGCCTATACGAGATATCAGGGGATTGAGGTTCAGGGTGTGTACTTCGATGAAGTGACGCAACATGCGGAACGTGATTATGACTACCTGTTCACTCGATTGCGTAAGTGTGTTTGTCCCCTGCATACGGAGAGGGATGCGGGTGATGATCCGATCTATTATGACAACTGCCAGTTGTGCCAGTGGGCTAAGATGGTCCCGATCAGGATGCGTAGTACGTGTAACCCGGATGGGATAGGTTTTGCATGGGTTAAAAGGAAGTTCAAGATTAGTCCTGACATGACTGAGGAGGAAGCAGCAGAGAAGGGAGTCAAGGTCAGGTGGATTGGAAAAGATCCCAAGAGACCCTTCATCCCCTCGACGTACAAGGATAACCCGTACCTCGATCACAAGGCTTACGAAGCACGACTCAAGCAGAAGTTGTCCGCTGAACTCTATGAAGCGCTGGTTGAAGGATCGTGGGGTGTTGTAGCCAATGCACGATACAAGAAGCATTGGGCAAGGTACTACAGCATTAGGGGTGAACTGCTGTACTTGGGCCCAAATTTCAGTGGGAGAGGTCTGGATATGCGTACAGATATTCAGGAGATATTTCAGACCATTGATAGCGCTACGACGTCCGAGGAAGGACCAGGGGATGTTGATCTGTTTCCCACCAAGGTTAAGAACCCATCATGGAGTGTGATCTCTACATGGGCGTTGACAACATGCTTCAACTTGTTGTTTTTGCACATGATTAGGTTTAGGGAGGAGATCCCGGAGGTTGTGGATGAACTCAGGAACCAGTACGAGATGTGGCAACCATCAGTTGCGATTGTAGAGGAGAATGGAGTTGGTAAGGGTGTCAGTCAGTTTGCAGCAAGGATGGGGATGAACATCGAGGGGTTGCATAAGGATAAGGACAAATTGGTTAACTCAACTAACTCGATCATACAGATGAAGTCCGGGAGAATCTGGTTCCCTTGGGGCAACCCATCATGGTTGGGTGATGCGGAAGAAGAGATCTTTACATGGCAGGGCCACCCACAGGAGACGGATGATATTATTGATACGTTGGCTCATGCGGCTAACCATGTGAAGTGGGAGAACGCAGGGTCACCTGATGATTACTTCATGACCAGTGCGGTTCAATACTCTGATATCCCGATCACAGTGATGCCAAGGAACAGGTACAAACAGATTGGGCACTAACTAGGTTCGCTGATCGTCTCTGACGTTGAAGTGATGCTTGGCAGTTGCCAACCGAACGCTCTTGTGAAGAATCGTTGGAACTTCCCTGCTTCATCATTGGTGTAGGCAACGATGAATTCATCATCAATCAGGAACTTCTCAAAGCCTCTGGATACTGCAAGTCCTATCCCTCCGAAGTAGGTCATGGGAGTCAGTACACCACCATCAATGAGAACATCAGCGGTAGTAACTCCAGATGTAAACTTGAGGAATGTGGTTCCGTCATCGAGTCCAATATCGTCAGGGACAACAAACACATAACTGTACTTGAACCAGTCGTCCTGCGCAGCACCAATACTGATAGCCTGCGTTGCAATGGTAACTCCGTCGATCTGTAAGAGCATCGTCAATGTCCCGGCAGCAGTGGCATCCCGCTTGAGATAGTAGTACAGGACCATGACTTCTCCGGGAGTAAGGATGCTGTAGATGTTGTAGGAGAGAGCGGGGGTGGTTCCAAAGTTGAACCGTAGCGCAGAGTCATCATCGAATATGTCTGTTGTCTCTTCCATGAAATCGGTTGTCGGAGTCCCTGCAACAATCGTCCAGTCATCAGGGGTATCGGTGACCGAGAATGTATTGAAGAAGTTGGTAATGCGGTTGTTTGAGTTTCCTACCCGCAATGACAATGTTCCCCTGTTCCCTCCCTGATTGCTGGCAAACGGTGTCTGCTGTTGAGGCTGGATTCCTGATACGGTAAAGGTCTCTCCTCCCAGAGAAGCGCGTTGTTGGGAATCAGTGGTACATACTACTGTAACTGTGTCCACCAATGGGAGTTCACTGTCCTCACCTGCAAGGAATCTGTTCTGTTTGAACCCCTGACCGGGAGCAATATTACCAGGGACCAATTTCGTGATAATCAGATCACCTGCGTCAGTATTGGTAGTATCCTGACTCGAAAGCGTTGCGCTGGCAGTAGATTCTTTTACAGTTTCTGAATTGGTTATCATGTCAGAAATCAATTCAACCATCACATTGTCAGTGTTGGTGCTCACAAGTTTTGGAAGTTGCTCCAATACGGTTTCCCGATCCTTGAGTCTTGCATCAGCAACGAAGATCAGTTGACTGATCATCGACTCCATCTGCTGGATTATCCCGTTGAACGTAGTGTTGATCTGATTGATAAGTGGTGTAACTCCGCTTGTGTCGAACTGTGTGATCATTGAAGTTCGTCTCGCTTCAACGGTGACCATCATCGCTTCGATCTCTTCGACTGCGAGAACGACCTCACCAATATCACCGAACAGGGTTGTGTAGTTGATAGCCATTCCTAATTGACTCCTAGTAAATTCATTATTGACACACTACTTGTTACCACTAACTTGTTGGAAACACAAGTAATTTCTGTTACAGGAATTATAGGATGAAATTCGAGAAACAAATCTTAACTGAAGGTCTCTACGTTACCGGCGATGGTAAAGGTGGTAGACAGGTCCAGTTGATCGACCGGAACAGGATCAAACATTGGACAGAGCAGCATTACGAGATGCGTAAAGACGGTCTCAATATCCCAGCGCCAGAACTCCATGATCCGAAAGCAGTTCCAACAACAGCTATGGGTGGGTCCAAGAGTAACTTCGGGTTCTGGGAGGAGATGTCACTGGTTGATTCAACGGACTCCGAGGGAAACTCCGTAAAAGCGCTCAATGGAATCCTGGATGTGCCAGTTGATGATGACGCAAAAAGAATTGGAAAGTCGGTCAAGGAAACATCCATCTATGCAGTACCGGAGTTCATCGACGGCACTGGAAAAGTGTGGAAAGATGTCCTGACCCATGTCGCAGTAGTGACAAAGCCTATCGAACCGGGACAAAAGAATTTCGTTCCACTTGATGGTGCATTGGCACTCTCAATGTCACACAGACTTCCGATCTCGATGGACATGAACATGATGTCGCAGATCCTCGATGATGGAGACGCTAACCCTGATGACCTGTACCAGATGTTGGAGCAGGTAGCGGGTATCTCTATTCCCAGAGGAACTTCGCCGGATGAATTGCAAAGAGCATTACTTGCTGCTCTTGCGCAGAAGAAACTCAGTGAGCAAGCCCGTGATGGTGGTACGGTAACAAAACCACCCAAAGATAGTCAATTACATGAGGTTCCTGTCGTTATGTCTAACAACAATAGCGCTGTTCCTGTCGAGGCAGGAACAACCCCGGTAACAGTTACAGAACCACCTGCAACTGAACCAACTAAAACAGTTACAGTTGAGATGTCCCATCTTCAGCAGCAGAACTCTGGTCTGATGACTTACATCACTGAGCAGAAGAAATCTGAATTGAAGAATCGTTTGGCTCAGTTGAGACATCGAGGGATTATTTCTGACGAGAACATGTTCAACAACTTCAATACGCAAATCGAGTCCATCACTTCGATGTCGTTCGGTGATGATCACAAAGCAACACCTTCGCCGGTGGAGCTACAGATTGGCGCGTTGGAGATGGTGCAGATCAAGTTGCCTGATAACCAACCGATGGTTGCAATGGCAACTCAGGATAGTGGAGGAAACTTTGTTATCCAGCCCAATCCGGTTCCTGCAACTTCAAACACTCAACTCACCGATGAACGTGCTGATGAAATCGTCAACATGATCATGGGAACAACGTCGGTCTAGGACCGCTAAAAGCCGAAGTCGTACTTACTAACATTACCTAATCAGGAAAACGAATAATGACTAATCAGTTCACTTATGGTGGTCGGGATCGGGTTCCTGGGATTTCTGCTGCTGTAGAAACCTTCGAAAATGAATTCCTGTGGGGTCCATACGAAGCGCAGTACATCTCAGGTCTGACAATCGACGGAACAACCCGTGATACGGGAAACACTAGTTACACACACATCCTTCGTGCCGGGCTCATGCTCGGTCAGCAGACGGCATCCAAGAAACTCTTTGTTTGGGACCCAACTGCGCAGGATGGGACCGAGTACATCTGGGGTATCCTCAAGGAATCCCGCTCGATGCTCTCGATGAATGTCAGCACTGACCGGCTTACGGGCCTGATCGTTGTTGGAGGTGGTCTGTTGTCCAATCGGCTGATCATCCCCGGAACAACTGCTCCGGGTATTGCCGGCAATGCTCTTGAGTATCTGGTACGGGAACAGTTGCGCATGAGGTTCATGCTCAATGACTCGTACATGTTTGCTCGTCCTGATTTCCAGATTCACACGGTAACAGCGGCAGAGCAAACAGCAGGGATTACTCTGACACTGGCTGACAGTCACCGCGCTTACCACTGGGATGATGCCGGTGGTGGTGACGATGTTGTGATCACGCTCCCGGCGACTCCTTACAAGGGACTCGTTTACAAGTTCGTGTCCACCACCACTGGTGATGTAATTACGATCACTTCGGGGACTGCCAACATCCGACTCCCTGGTGCAGCTAACGCTACCACTTTGGCTTGCAGCGGATCAATTCACATTGTTCGGGGTGACGGAAGCCTTTGGATTGCAGAAGAACTCTAATCGTCGATTCTTGAGTAATCGTTTTAATTAAATATCAGTTCAAATCGGAGAAATATTAAATGGCTAATACACAAGCTGTAACATTCTCTGAGATGATGCAGAGTCCGGTTATCACAAGAATCGTTAACCGAATTTCGACCCCTCTGTCATTGTTTCAGCAGTTCTTTGGGCGTATGTCCGGGAACAACTCAACAGCAACCGACTCGGTGAAGGGAAGGGACGCTGGATGGGACATCTTTGATGTCACCCGTCAGTTCTCAGGTGCAAGAGCACCGGAGACCGGACCTCGAAGGGTTGTCAAGAAACCGATTGGTCATGTATCCGCTCAACTCATGCGGTCCCATGAATCCATCGTGATCTATGACGGAGAAGTTTATAAGACTCGACCCCTTGGTGGTCAGATTGGATCTACGGTTGATCTTCGTGGTCAGGCGCATGTCCAACGTCAGGTCAAGTTCATGACCCAACGGTTCCGTAATCAGAGGGAATGGATGTACTCCCGGATGCTGAGAGGCGGATTTAATATTCTTCCGAGTGGGGATAATTATGGGTTGATTGAGTACGATGCTTCTCCTACGGATGGCTCGATCCCGATCAGCTACCAGATCCCCGCTGATAATCTTGATCGACTCGATCTTGGTACAGGTGCGGATATCCTTGATGACTGGGGAACAGTCTCCAACGACATCCTCGGACAGTGCTACGCGATCAATAAGGCAATGACCCGAATGCACGGTCGGCCTTTGCGTCACATCTGGGTCAACTCTTCAACCTTCGTCAATATTCAGAACAACACCGGGTTGCAAGATATTGGTGGTCAGGCTTACCGGGTATTCGACTCATTGAGCCGTCGTGGTAATAAGTCTGCTGAAGGAATCCCGGATGCCGGTTTCGACGTCGTATTCCGCGCAATGCCTCTGTGGACATTCCATGTCTACGATGGTGTGTTGTCTGTGGATGGCGCTACGGATGGGATTGAAGTAGCTGAGAACACGTTGTTGATCCCTGATGACTATGCACTCTTTCTCCCGGACCCGGATGATACCTGGGAAGGGTTGATTGACGGTTCAGAAGTGATTGCTGAGAACGTATTGGCTACTGGAAGGGAAGTACAGGGATTCGCAAACTGGGCTACAAGGATCATTGACCCTCCCGGATTCGAACTCAAGTTCCTCGATAACTATCTCCCGGTCCTCTACGTCCCAACATGTGTTGCCTATGGTAACGTCGGGGCATAAGGATAGTTGATTACATAACGGTACAGGTTCCGTCGCAGGTTCCTAGAAAGGCCGATGATCGGTTACCCATATCTGGTTTCGGTCGTCGGTCCTTTTTTTTTGACACCAAGCTGTAACTATGGCCCTTTGGCAGCTTAGGCCGAACTCGAAAAACAAAAGGTGATTTATGAAAAAATTATTAGTTCTGGTCTTGTTGCTTTCTCCGTCAATGCTGACCGCTCAAACAACGTTCAGCGATTTTCTAACGTTCGATGGACCTCAACATTTAACCATTCCGGTTTTTCAAGGTGGTGGCGAAGATAAGTTACAGGATGACAATCTTGCGAAATTGCTTGATAACGATCAATCCAATTCGATCACTGATGGTGATCAGTTGGTGACGATGATCAAGATCAGTGATGTTAACTCGTCTAACCGCCTGAATGTTGGAGTGCATGGTCGATTGATCGTTTTTGTAACCGCTTACGAATTTCAAAACGGATCAATGGTTGCCAGTCCTGGTCTATTAACCGATCTT